GATCCAGTATTCCACACATTGCGTTTGATTAACCCCATGCGTGGTTTGTCTCGCAACGTGACCACTGAAGGTTCAACCTATCAGTTCAGGGCTAAAGTCGGTAATGCTGGTGCAACTTGGGGCTATTCCATTCAGAACAATGGTTCAGCAACAACTGAAAACACCAATATTTGGCAATTGGTTTTGCAAGACTTGAACGTGCAATTCCCAATCCGTACTGCTGCACTCGATGACATCGATGGCTTAGAGGCCAATGTTGTTGACGATATGCTAATGGAATTCAGCCAGGTCGAGGGTCAATCCATGATCCAAAACAACGATCAAACTGATTCACCCAATACATATGGTGGCACTCAAGGTTTGCGTGGTTTGAATCAGTATGCAAATAATGGCGCAGCTGGTTCATACAGTGGTGGTGCAATTACTACTGCTGCATTCGGTTCGTCTGGTATTTCAACTAGCAATGGTTTGAACAGTTTGGCTGTTTATGATCAATTGACAACTAACGGCAATACTGTTGGCGCAGCCAATGTAACGTATACCGATGTGGTCAATTTCATCTACTCATTGCCACAACAATACTGGACTCCTACTGCTAAGTTCTTGGTAAACCCATTCATGTTGTCTCAAATCCGTGGATTGAAAGACTCTAATGGCACACCAATTTTCGAGCGTATGCATCCTTTGAATGATGGCCCAGGCACTGGCATCGTGGGCACAATGCTTGGCTTTGATGTGGTGGTTAACAAGTATCTTGATAATCCCTCACAAACCACCACAGCATCAGCTGGTACATTGAACAAGTTCCCAATGTACTTTGGTGATTTCCTACGCGGCCATACAATCGTAGACAGGTTGAACATGGTTCTACGCAGATACGATCAGACATTGCCAGGCTATATCACATTCTTCGGTGAGAAGCGTTTGGCTGCATCCAATGTCGATCCTTTCTCTATCATTGCCTATCGTTCAACTGCTACTGCAGCAAACTAAAAGAGTGGGGGCATTTGCCCCCACCTTTTTTTCATTTTATTTTTTTGGATTTATTTATGAGCACAAACATCATTCTTGAGGCCATTCAAAAATCACTCACAAAGCAAAAGCGAGTGACGATCAATTTGAAAGAGGCATCAGCACTCACTGGCTCAGGCTCTGGTGTCGGTGGTCGAGTTATTTATGATGATGCGTTTGCGTCATTGCGTTTGGCAAACCCATTCAGAGCAGCTGGATCAAGAGAAATTATGACCATTGGCTCAGATGAGGCATTTGTGGTCAAGACTGGTAATGTGACCAATCCGACCAATCCTTGGGGATATACATTCACACCCAACGTGGGAACACCCAACACTGCCACATCATTTTGGCAATTGCCCATCAGATCAATTGCAGCTCAAGTGCCAGTTCGTACAGCAGTTTTGAGCGATATCAATGCTTTGAATGAAACCATTTTGACCGATGTCGGTTTAGAGTTTTCACAGCAAGAAGCATTATCCATGATGTTGAACAATGACCAGTCTGGCACGACAACGACTGTTTATGGTGGTACATTGGGATTGCGTGGTTTGAATAGTTATACCAGTGGATCAACAGCTGCATTTGGATCGAATGGATCGGCCATCACCAATGGTATTCACACAGTTTTGACAGTGTCATCCACCACTGGCGGTGCAATTGTTTATAACGACATTGCTGCACTGAATGCTGCATTGCCTCCCCAATACTACAATATGCCATCCACAGCATGGATGATGCATCCCAATACCATTGCTTATTTGCGTGAATTGAAGGACTCTGGTGGTTTGCCACTATTTCTTGAAATTGGCGATAAAGACGGCTATTCAGTCGGCAATATTTTTGGCCATCGAGTGATTCCCAATCCCTATATGCAGCAAATTGGTGCTGGCAATTTCCCAATTTATTTGGCAGCATGGGAGCGATTTGTCACGATTGCCGACCATGAAGAAATGTCATTCCAATGGTTTGAACAAACACAGCCAGGATTTTTGACTTTATTTGCTGAAAAGCGAGTTTGCAGCACAATTCGTGACGTATTTGGTGGCGTGAGACTTTCAACTTAAAGGCTCAAAATGGCTCTGGACAGTTACACCAATGGCCCATTTTTGGGCACAAATAGAAATCCATTTTCTTATGAGAAAATTGAGCAGATTGATCGTGATGTTTCAACCCCATGGTTAACATTAAGCCAGATCACCAATCAGCTCAATTTATACAATGATGAAAGTCAGGATGATTATTTGTCTGGGCTAGAGCTGGTCACCAGAATGATGGTTGAGGACTTTTTGGGAATGAGCATATTCCCGACAAAGTATCGTGTTTATTATGGTGCCTACAATGGCGAAAGCGGTACTCAGGCCAGTTTGGATTTGCCTGAAGTCAGTCAATCCACCCAATATGGCCCAGGCGTTATCATCAATGAGGTGGGCTATTGGGACAGCAGCACTCCACCAGTTTATACAATTGTCAGTCCAACGACTTATTTTTACGATCCAACTGGTAATAAGGTGATTTGCAATAGCATTCCAAGCGAAATCAACCAGGCGATATCAAACCCGATTGTTGTTATCTATACGTCAAATTCCAGCCCATATGCATCATATCCAGTGATCCAACAAGCTGGGCTGATGATTCTCACGCATTTGTACAACAACAGATCAGATACCACATCAACGAATCTGAAACAGATTCCCATGGGCGCAGCTGCATTGCTCAGACCCTACAAACCCTTGGTGCTATAAATGGCCATTGCACGTTTTGAACAGATCAATGTCAACACTGTTACCAATGGCGTGGACAGTATTGGGCAGCAGACCACCACAATCACATTGTGGTTTGCGACTCGAGCATTGGTTCAGGATGTGAGGGATGCTGCACAAATTAGCAGAGATGATCGGACTTATACAAAGAATGTTAAATTCACTTTGAATTTCACACCCAACACACAAACCATGTCCATGAATCAAAGTCACTATTCCATCAGCTGGCGTGGCCAAGATTATCGGATCAATGATGTGATGGAATCGAACGACAGAATGAATGTTTCATTCTTGTGTTACAGAAATGCACCATCGGTGGCAGTATGACAACCCAGCAAAGTATTGTTGTCTATGCCCAGTGCATTCAAAATCAATTAACTGCCACTGTTAACCCAGTGCCAGTGTATGCAAATTTCAACAGAAATTTTGCTAATGAGCCAACATTTGTCACTTGGCAATTGAGGAATGTGCATCAGCCAGTCTATACAGGGCCGACACAATCCAACAAAGGCATTGACACACCAGTGTTTCAAACATCGGTTTTTGCATCCAATATGAGTGATTGTTTTGGCGCATCAAATACGATCATTCAGGCTCTGCATGGATTTGCTGGATTTTTTGGTGTGAATGGGTCATTTGCTGGCATTTTGGTATCAAAAATTGATATTTCGATGCTATACAATACCTATGATGATCAAGTAAAATTGCACCAGATAATCTTGGATTGTCGGATGGACATCCCATGCTGATAAAACAAAACAATTCGTTTAATTTTTCTCAAAGGATTTAATCATGGCATTACCAAATCAAGTCTTACCTGGCTTTAGTGCGTCACTCTGGTGTCAAACTGGAGCAACTCCAACCCCATTAACATTGACCCAATTGTCCACTTGGACTGGGGAAGTGGCTCCTATTGTTGGCACTATTGCCAACGGCACTGGCACTACTGGCGAGCAATTGCTTGTGGAGGACATTCCAGCATTTGGCCAAGATGATGCATCAGTCAATTTTGCAGTGGCTGGATCAAGACAATCCGACATTATTCCAACTCAAGCCAAGCCCACATCGATGACGATTGTGGCTGCATGGAATCCATCAGATGCTGGTTTGCTTTTGATGAGAGCTGATGCCTATTCTGGCGTGATTGATCGGACTTTTGTGGTGGCTGCCACAGCAGGTGCAAATACAGTGGCTTATGCATTCATCGGTCGAGTATCAGAGTTTAAAATTGATATGAACACCAAGGCTGAGGCAAAATGCACATTCAGCATTCACCCCAGAGGTAATTTGTACGGCTGGTCAAACAACACATAAAACAAAATGACAATAATACAAAACAATAATGATCTTTTGGGATATTTGATAAACCAAGCCGAGTCAGGTAAAAAAGACTGGTTTGGTTTTTCTCAACAAAAAATTACTGGTATTAATTTGGCGTTTGATATTGCCAAACATCATGCCGACTCGATGACCCCAGAGGAAGTGGTCGATTACGTCATCCAGCTCAATAGCATGATTTTCAAAAAAATCATCATTGGAAAGCTCAATTAAATGGCCACTGATATCAAAATCGAATGGTCTGGATTCAAGGAATTTGAGGATTTGCTTGATCAGATCGATGATGATTTTGGTGAAAAGGATGCCAATAATATTTTAAAAAATGCTTGCCGAGCAGCCATGAAGCCAGTGCTGGAAACAGCTCGAGTGCTTTTGGAGCCACACATTGATACTGGCCAGCTCATTAAGTCGTTGCAAATTGAGGCCAGAAAACCTACCAGCAAAGACAAGCATTCACTGTACTCCACACCCACAATGGTGATGATATCCAGAGTGACAGTCGCACCAGGCAAGAAATTCCAACCCGATGTCGAAGGCGAAAAAAGACTTTTGTCCAAGACATTCAAAAACAAAAAGACCAACAAATTGCAGCATATGGTCAGTGATGCCAGGGCATTTGCCATCGAGTTTG